CAACAGATAGATTAAATTTACCAAATATTGATCTTTCTACCTTTATGGTTTCATATCTTTTGATTTGTTGTTTTAAATATTCTCTCTCTGCAATTTGACTTGCTGGAATTGTTGCAAGAAGTGTTTCCAATTGTTCGATTGGCTCCTCTACATATGTAATATTAAAAAAATCATTACTGATTGTTGGATCATAAATATGTTGTTGTGCATCAGCATAGTGTGCTGTGTCATAAGATTTTTGTTCTGCAAAATTTTTCTGTAACTCTACAATGCGCCATGTTGCTTGAACATCTAGTTGTGTATCTTTTATAATTTGATCCATATTCAACTGTAAATATTCTCTTGTAGAGGGCCTACTCGCTTCAATCAGTGGTTGCAATCTTGATGCCGCAATAAATGCAAATTCTTCTCCATTTAGATGTTCAAACTTAGCTTCATTTGCAGATTGTGTAATTTGATTTCTTACTTCATTCTTTAATGAGTTTTCATATTTTGTATATGCTAATCTTTCGTATGTGTCAGCACCAGCTTTTGTAACAATACGTTCTGGAATAGTAGGTTCAGCTATAGTATTTATTTGAGCTTCACGTATTTTACCTCTACTATCTGTAAATGTATATCTTCTTTCAGTAATTTTAGGTGTGTACGTTTCAGCTAAATCTTTACCAATCTTTTGACCTCTTTCTCTTATTCTTTGTATTGATCGTTGAGAAAACTTATCAATAGATTCTTCAATTCTATTTGCTTGGTTTCTGCTTGTCTGTGCTAATGCACTAAAACCAGTACCTCTATTGATACCAATTTGACTTGCAAATGTTTCTCTATCTTCTCTTTTTAATGCCATAATCTACCCTTTACCACTTGGAGTATTAGGCCCACTAAATGACATACCACCATAATCTGGTGTTGATGTAGTCGTATTAGGTCTAAATTCATTTATTGTTGCTTCTGCATTTAGCAATCCTCTACCTATGGTATCTATAATACCAGATGTAGTTTCTTGTTTTTGTGCAGATGCTTCTAGTTTAGTTTGCTGTATATTTCTTAATGTATCTAATCTTTTCTCTAATGATTCTAAGGACATAGCACCTACATCATTCTTATATGTATCAAGATTACTTTGTAAAAATGCTCTATAACTAGGAGAATCTAATGTTATACCAGATTGTGCCATTAATGCTCTATTTGCAGATAAATTACTAAAGTACTGCTTTCTTCTTTCATTTTCTTTGGATTGTGCTTCTAGTTGTTGTGAGATAGCTTGATCTCTTAACTGTTGTTGTTGCATCTGTAATCTTTGTTGCTCGAACATACCAGCACGTTGCTGTGCTTGTATTGATAAAAGTGTACCAGCACCTTGTACCACTAAACTTGTAATACCTAAAACAGTAGGAGATACACTTCCAAGTAATAAAGAAAGAAAACCCATTAAAAATAAACCTCCGTTGTTATACCCAATACCCTCATTGGTAATGGAACTGACTGCCTAATCTGTAGATTTGGCTCTATGCTATACCCTAATGGATAAATTTCTTTTTTACCAGTAAAACTATCTAATCCATCAGAGGTGTTAATACTTGTAGTAGTTAATACCACATCATTACTGTTTACAGTAAGATTATACGTAGTTGATAATTCAAGAATAGTTTTTGCTATTTTTCTTGGTAAGCCAGTTAACTGTCCAGCTCTACCAGTTGCATCTGGACTAAGAGTATCTATCTCTACTGTAAAATCTAATCCTATATCTACTGCACTAGCCGCTGTTGTAAAAGATACAACACCACCACTGCTAACAGTACCAGTACCATAATAGTAAACAGCACTATCTTCATTTGTGCCAGATGTTGCAAATACTGTTTTGCCTATATGTGTTGTCAATCCACTAAATACTTTGCTTGTTACAAACTGTAATGCTACACCATCTGACTGTGAAGATGCTGTATCAATAACAATAGTATATTCCCCAGACACACCAGTTGCTGTAACAGAGTTAATAGTAAAGGTAGTACCAGTACCACCAAACTGAAAAGTCTCACCAACACTAGGAGCATTAGTAAATCCATCTGCTGTAAATGTTGTAGTAGAAGAAAAAGCACCATTAGTTAATGGAGTTCCATGTGGTTGATAACTGGCAGATATAGTTTTAGATACAGTATAATCTGTAGGTAAATCAAATGCATGATCACTAAATTGTTCTAATGAATATTTATCAACACTATTTATGCTTCTTTTAGTAGCAACATATATATCTGAAGTAGTACAGCATACTGATTCATAATCACCATCTGTATTCCACTGCATCCATCCAGCTATCTTTTCATTTCTTTGTGATAAGAATACTGCAATATTACCATCATCATTTACTAGAATATAAAACTGTTCTGTTCGATCTGGTACTGATGTAAGCTTTGCAGAATCTACTGGATCTTTTATAAGATGACTAGATAGTAAGGATATACTATTAGAGCTGTATTCTTCACCAGATTCACTAAACAAATACTCTCTTACGGTTTTACCATTATTCTGTATGAATATAGTTGCATTATCAAACTGTCTGGGTTTTGCTTTTACTTGTGATCCAAACATAGATTGATTTACAATACGTATATCGGTAGGTGTTACTGGTTGTGATACTGGTGGTCGAAGATAAAACTCACCAGTGCTAGTTAGTATTTGTAAGTTTTTACCAGATACTAAATGTCTTATTTCATTAATCTGATCTGATGCTATTTGTATTTGTATTGATTCATCATCTTCTGCTGTACCAACATCAAAGTTAAAAAAGTTGGCAATCTTACTACCTTGTATTCCATCTGGTAAACCACTTGTTCCACCAAAGTATAATCTTTGTTCATGGAAACAAGCTGTTTGTGGATATCCATTTACATCACATATTACCTGCTCATCCCAACTTCTAGTTGGTGGGTGTCCTGCTATAAATACATTTACACCACCACCATCAATAGATTCTGTTGCTGTATCTGATGAACCAGCTGTATAAGTAAAATGATTATCATCTGTAACTGTAATAGTAAATGTACCATTTAAGTTAGCTTGTGCTAGGCCAGCACCATCTGTATCAAATATATCTTCAGAACCACTTATAGTTATAGAAGCTCCAGTAGAAAAACCATGCTGTACCATTGTAACTTCTACAACACCAGAACCTTGTGTAGTTCGAAAAGGATCTTCATCTAATGGTATCTTTACTTCTCCTTGTAATGTTGCAGTTACAGTTGTAGCATTAGTAAAACCAGTGATTAGCAACTCTACACCATGATAACGAATACGTTTACCTACATAGCTTGATGTAAAATAATCAGCTGATGTAACACAAGATACACCAGTTGCACCCTTACTTGTATTATCTATATCTAGTGTAATAGTTGCATCTGCAAATTTAAAATATGGTTGAAATACTTTCTCACCATTTATACTATTTGCAAAAGTAAAATCAGAAACAGTAAAAGTAGTAGCCCCAGTTCTTTTAATAACTTGAGGATGAAAACCAGAATGTACCACGATCATAGTATCGCCAGTTTGTGTTACATCTAGTTCAAAAAGTTGTGAGGTAGTCCAATCACAGCTACTTATAGTCTGTAATAATGTACCATTAGTTGAATATATTTTAAGTACTGTATTTTGAAATGCTAAAATATACTCTTGTCCAGCACTAAATATAAAACTTTCTAATCTTGATTGTGCGCCTAGATCTGCACGAAAGGCTGTGCCACATCTACGTTCAATAGCACCTTGATTCATAGGAATTACATTACGTGCTTTTTGTAAGCCAGATGCATATGCAGTCAAATCAGTACGTGATATTAGCTTAGGATCTAATTCACCCCTAAGAAAGTTAGACTGATGTACTCTTTGCATAGCCATGTAAAACCTATGATGGTGTTGTAGCTGTTATATCATTCAAGGCTGTTCGATTACGTACATTTCTAAATCTATCTACATCTACTCTACGTGTTGTCTGTGCTTGTGAATCTATAGCCTTCGCACTCTGTAATTGAGAACGTGCTTGTTGTGCATACAATACTGATAACTGATCGTTACGTGCTATCGCACCAGCGAACAAAGACGCTAGTTCAAATACCAGCGCCTTTGTGAAGTAGGGAGGGAAAACACTTTCACTTGGCTGAAAAGTATAATCAGCTATTACCGTATCAGAGCTAGTAGTATCTGTAAATAAATTTTGACCATATCTGTCATAAACTATGACTTGATCGCCTACTGTTACTGTATGAATTATAATTGCATCAGTTGGTAAAGCATATGATGATTCATATCGTGCATCTGGATTAGATGAGTTCTTACTCAACTGAGTTTGTTTACTTGCAAATCTCCAACGACATTTTGTTAATAGATCTTCTAGTGTTGTTTCATATAGTTGGTTTGCAACGATTGATTCTGTGGTGTTTTGTGAAAAGCTTGAGATTGTATTAGCACCAACTAACACTAAAGCTTTATTACATATATCAAATTTACTAATAGTCATCTTGTCCTCAATGTTGAGGGGGGCGAACCCCCCTCGATTGGTTATGTACCGTTAGTTGTGGTTACAGTAGCCGCACCAGTTGCACTTGTTACAACTACTAAGTCTACTGTTTCTGTGCCACCAGTTGCACCAACGACTAGGATAATATCATGCTCCTTTAATTCGTTAGTTGCATCATTAAAGTATCCAGATCCTACAATAGTACTAATTGCATCTGTACTGCTGTAATAGAAGATACCTCTTGCACCACCAGCAACTTTTAATAAAGCACTTGCTGAATAAGCCATATTATATCTCCTTTCTTATTCTGTGATCTGGCACTCAATAGCACCATTGTTATCAATCATCACTGCGCCCATAGACATATATGATGTGATAAGATTACTAACTTTCTCAGGTATATAGTTTACTTCTGTTCTAATATCTGAACCCATAGCAAGTCCAACAGCTGATTTGTGATATGCATGGCAATCACGAGTTGTACTTGAAATAGATAGACCAGAATGTGTAAACCACATAAACCCAAGCCATCTTTTTGCAGTTAATCCACCAGCATATGGTAGATCACCTTCTCCGACATACTCTGAACGTGAGAATTGGTCAATTTGTAGAAGGTCTGCCCAACCAGCTGGAGATACAACAAAGTATCTTTGTCCATCATCTGGAACATCTCCTTCACCAAATGCTTCATACACAGTCAAAGCTTTAGCTAGAGTAAGAGCCGCTGATCCGTGAGCAACGTTGTTGCTGTTTGTACCTGCGTCTAAGACATCAATGATAAGTTGGTCTGTCTTTCTACCTAGTGCGGCAGATGCTGACATAGCCAATACTTGTCTTTCATCAATGTTTGTTTTCAGCTCATCTAGTCTATCGACATAATCGGCAGCATAGAAATCTGAAAGAGTAACGTCTACTGTTGAATGGCTGACATCCATTGTTGGAACTTGTGCGTGTCTACTTTTAGATACTGCACTTCCAGTACCAACTTTTTGGAATCGAGCTTGGTTACCAGTAACGTTATTAAGTTGCCTTACAGTATTACGAAGTTTAGAACCCATACGTTGATAAGCCATATGTACTTCTGCTTCAAACTGTTTAATAAAGGCAGTACTAATAGATGTACTCATAATACACTCCTTGTTAAAAAGTTAAGTTAAAATTAGACAGTTATCCAAGTTAGATTATCTCGGTTGTCCATTGTGGGCCTATTTCATCTAATATGGGCTGTGTTCCATATTTAGTTACATTTTGTAACTTCTTATAGAAATACAATATTTTTACATCTTTGACAAGTGTTGGTTTACTTACAAAGTTAAACCCTTGCCATTTTAGCCATTTTATTGATTTTTGATTTTCTTCTATGATGTAATTAGAAACAAAAGTGTAGTGTTCTTCTAAGAAATATAGCCACCTTTTATTCTTTTTTAAAAAGTCTAGGTAATGTTTATCTAACAAGTCTGAAGCTATAAACCATATCCGACCAGTTCTTGTATCTTTAGGTTTAGGCATAACACCAAATATACCTACAATGTCTGCGAAATCATTGAAGATAGTGTAAGTATGAACATTGTCTAGCTTAGTTCTGAAAGGAAACATCAATGCTTGTAATGGTTCTAATCCCCACAAAGCTATTTCATACCGATCTATCTGTCGTATATTTGGTGCTAATCTCCAGCAATCCTCTGGGATTGTTTTTTCACAATATAGTCCTATCTGTATAACCTCGCAAATGCTTCATCTACTTTTCTAACAAATGCAGGATCTCTATCTTTAGGATCATAGTATCTTTTGTCTTTCATCATACCACGTACATCTTCTAAAGTTAGTGGTCGTTCTGGTTGGGCAACTTGATTAGCAGAAGTAATACTTTGCTTTTGTGTTTGCATCATACGTTCTAAAGCTTCAATACCTTCTGCTGTAGCTCCAAGTGTACCAACTATTGCTTCATATTCTTCTGTTGAG